GTGGTGATGGTAGCGGCCATATCTCCAGGTCAGCCGGCACACGTCAGGATGCAACGCCACGATCATGCGAGACTTGGCAAGCGTGCCGTTGCCATACAACGCGGTGGTGTTGCCGCCCTTCGTCACCTGGGTCTGTATTTTCTTCTGGAGGAACGCATTGAACAGGACAGTGCATAGCCCTGCCTTCAACATGCGTAGCGACAGGTCCAGGTCTTCATTGTAGCGGGCACGCCACCGGAACGGCAGATCGCAGCGGATCAGATTGCACGAGAATATGCGGGTATTCAGCGTGAACGGTGCCTTGCGGTCCTTTTTAGGCACGAAGAAATCGTAATTCGGGCCGGCCATGGCCACGTTCTCGTAGCGTAATACGAAGTCTTCCATGCAACGGAAGATCGTGCCGTCCATCACCTGATATTTAGTGTTGCGGTTCACGCGGTAGAAGCCGGAGATATTGTCATCCATGATCCAATGCCACGGCGCGCCTGATGCCATGGCATGCTGCCAGATGAAATTGCGGGCAGGTCCTGATCCTTTGCTGCGGGCCGGGTCCCAGTCGTCACAAGTCTCGTATCCACGCTTGTATGCTTCGTCCAGGATCAACAGCCGGTCTTCCGGTATCACGGCGGCATAGTTGTCGTATTCCTGTTCCTCGACCACGACCGTATACGGCACATGCATGTGGTCCAGGTAGCGCATGGTGGTGCGCGTCTCGTGCCGGCCCTTGCTGGGGATGTAGATCGGAAATCTAGGGTTCGTCACTGACGTATGCCTTGTCGCCTGGATCACGCTCGATGAACGGGAACCACAGGAAACGTGCCTTCTCGCTGATAGTCTGGCCGATCACCCTGGCAAACTCGTTGACGCCATCCTGATCCACGAAGTGGACCATGATCGACCGGAAGGCCGATGCGTCCTGCTGATTGAATTCGGGCATATCCTGCCATTCGCTGTCAGGATGTTCCACGCCCAGACCAAGCAGCGACTTGACTTCGTAATCCTCGAAACCGACCAGTCCCAGGTCGATGCCTTGCAGCTTCAGGTCTGCCACTTCCAGTTTCAGCATGGCAGGGTCCCATCCGCTGTTAAGTGCCAACTTATTGTCGGCCAGCGTGTAAGCGCGGCGCTGTGCATCAGTCCAGCCGTGCGCAACCATAACCGGAACTGATTGCAGCCCGAGCTTGTGTGCTGCCAGGACGCGGCCATGACCTGCAATGATAGTGCCGGCTTCATCGACCAGCACCGGCATGGTCCAGCCCCATTCGCGGATGCTCGCGGCGATCTGACTGACCTGGACCTCATTGTGCGTGCGGGCGTTCCTGGCATACGGCACCAGCTTGTCAATCGGCCACCGCTCAATCTTGTCAGCCGGCCACTGCGGCGGCTTCGGCGCTACCTGGACGGCTTGCTTGCGCGCCATCGGTCAAATTCGCTGGGATTGAAATCTAAAAATAACGCTTGGGGCACGGTCTGCACGAGATCGCAATTCGGGTTTGGGACCCCCTACCCCGATGCTCACCAGAACCTGCCGCCGCCGAACAGCAGCACGAGCACGAGGATCAGCAGGACGAGGCCGATGACGCTGATGCCACCGTGGCCATAGTAGCCTGATTGATACCCATACCAACCACCACCACCACCGAACAGCACGAGCACAATGATGATGATCAATATCAGGTTCATCGTGCATGCCTCATTGGATTGCCGAAACCACCATCATGCGTTGCAGTCTTGCGATCATGACAACGCTTGGTCATAGAGCGCAGATTGTCCCAGTCATACATCAACGCATCATTGCCAAGGTGTGGGCGACGATGATCCACAACGGTTGCAATGCCGCCGCAGTTGTCATCGCATTCACATATCGGATGCGTGGCAAGGTATGCATTGCGAAGGTGTTGCCAGCGCCGATTGTTATAGGGGCGCGCCTTGGTCTGATCGTATGCCTTGGCGCGTTCTGCCGGCGACTGCCATCCAGCAGGAACATGCAGCGGCGCGCTTACCGGCATTGCGTCATCGCCTTCTCGAAGGCTGCTGCGTGACGCGCCCGCATGATGGTCCTGGCGATGTCTGCCACCAGCGCATCGTCGGCATGGCCGAGAAGCTGCGGCATGTCGTCCAGGTAGACCATGACATCCTCGGTCTGGATGACTGATGCGCGAGGCTTCAGGCCGAGCACGCCAGCTTGGAACGGGGGAATGGGAACATGCGAGCGATGGCGTGGACCTGTCTGCGGTCTGACAGGAATGCCCAGCGGCATGCCGGCGCTGTCAATCTCCCACACGATCAGGACATGATCAGCGAGGCGAACCACGTCGCCGCGCCGCAGTTGATTGGACAGTCGATCCCCCAAAAAGATGCTGGACGTTGGGGAGAAACCGACGCCCAGCGAGTGCAGGTTGGTTGGCTCGTCATCGCCGCCCCCGGTAGCTGGCAGTCACGCCACTGGCGACGATGACGCAATCTGTAGACCAACTGCGCGCGACTACGCAACCATTGGTGGTGTTCGTCTTCTGTTTCCGCCCCGAGTCGGCCCGATTCGTTCGTCGGACGTTCCACGTGGAACATCCAGCCGCCAGCCGAAGCCGATCCGGTTGGTGATCTGAACGGTTGATCCTGCCTGCTTCAACCGGCCCCGGAGGACTGACATGCCGGCCCGCACGTTCTCGTTCGATACCTCGGGATGCCGGTCTGACTTGCGCATCGCCGCCCTGATCCGCTCGAGCGTCACCGTCTGGCCATTGGCAGCGATCAGGACCTGGAGCAGCCGCCCGATCCCGAGACTGACGTTGACCTGCCTGGACCCGACCACGATCACGCCATTGGTCATGTCCAGGCCGACGTCGCCAAACCGCTGAAGCTGGACCGCCACGCCACGAGCCTCAGAAGGCCGCTGGCGGGGTCCAGGTCCTGGCCGGTCCATCCAGCCGGCCAGGAGGCCAGACGCCCCAGGCGATCATCCTGGCCAGCCGGCGAGGCGATCCAGCGCCTGGATGGTCCAGCGGCGGACAGTCATCCGGTCGACATGGTGCTGGCGCGCCATTTCTGACCATGACAGGTCCTGGACCACATGCGCCTGGAGCAGCCGGCAATGGAACGGCCCGAGGGCGTCCGCCAGCCGGCGCAGCCGTCCGACCGCATCCAGCCGCGTCAGGGCAGCGCCTCCAGGCGTGCCGGCTCCCCGCTGGACCATCAATGGCGGACCACGCTGCGGCAGCGTCATGGCAAGCTCCCAGGTCTGCCGGAAGGTGACCGCTGCGGACCATGCCAGCAGGTCAATCGCGCCATCGGCCAGCAGACCATCGAGCCGCGTGACGATCCGCCAGCCTTGCCGGAAGACGGTTGCATCCACGCGCGGCGCTTCCAGGTCCTGGCGATGCTGGCGGGCGAACCGGCTGGGTTCCATCACCAGAAATCCGGCGCAGGCATGATCCGGCTGGCGAAGGCTTCGATCTCCCGTTCCAGGATGATCCGCTGGTGGATGGTCAGCGGCGGAAGCTCGTGCACGAGGATGTCCACGGTTCGGTCGAGCTCAACGTGGCGCTTGGCTTCCTGTTCGATGCGCTCGCTCACCGGCTGATCCCCAGCCAGGACCTAACCTGCGCACACAGCCGGCATGGCTTGCGCGGCCGCAGCGGCTTCTGGACCTGGAAGGCTGGACCACGCCACGCACTAGGCGGCGGGGGGATGCTGGGGACTGTCCGGGACATTGGACGCGGCGGTGGCTTCTGGCGCATGGCGTTTCACTCCCCCAGGTAGCGGATTGATCCGGTCCAGTTGTTCAGGTGATGCGTATCGCGGCGTGAAGCCGACAACGGTAGCAGTCGGCGGCGCATCATCCCCTCGCTCGATTGCCTCGATGATGTGCGGCGGCAGGTAGCCCAGGTGCTGCGGTGCCCATTGCCTGACCAGCAATGCCAGCAGTCGCAGCAGGCGCACGTCACCGCCGCATGCATGAACCTTGCGCATGATGCCGGCGGCATCGTCCCAATCCTGGCGCAGCCACGCCTTGCGATCTTCCCAGGCTTCCGCCTCGCGCTGCTGTTCCGGCACTGCCTGCCGGCTCTGCTGGCGTGCATGGAATAAGCGCAGCACTGCGCGGACACGATCCGCGCTGTTCAGGCTTCGCAGGTCACGCCAGATGCCCTCGATTGCTTCCTCGGTGAACCATGCTGGCGGCAGGTCGCCCAGGCGTGGCAGCAGGTATTCGACCGTGCGTCTGCTGTTCCTTCCAGCCGGCAATACCCTGTCACCAAGCGCAGCGATCCAGTCATCAAGGGGCATCATTCCTTGCCTTCCTTCCTGGCGAAATTTGCAACGACTAAAGCCTCCCCGCCCAGCGGGGAGGTTGGAGGGGTTCTTTTTTTCGGGGGTCGAAGGGGGTGTCCCCCTTCTACTGCTTCTGCTTCTGCTTCTGCTTCTACTAATAGGTCCCCTATTAGGTGCGAGCCGTTTGACCTATTAGGTAACCTATTAGGTGACCTATTAGGTTCACCCCACCGCTTGGCGATGTGAATGCGGCCTTCCTGGCTGCGTTCAGCGTCACGGATCATTCGTCTACAGATGATGATCCCCTCGTTGTTCCTACTGAAGACCCCCATGCTTTCAAGCTCGCGGATCAGGGGGAGCACTTGCCTCGCATCTGCTTTGCACATGCGTCCCACTTGCTTGGCTTCTGTCTCGCTCTTGCGTCGCGGCGGCAGGATCAAGTGGCCGACCGGATCAGCAACGGCCATGTTGCAAAGCATTTCCATCCACAGCCCGCGCGCCGCGAGTGAACAGGCTTGCAGGTTCAGGTCTGTTTGCCAGTCACGCCAAAAGAATTTGCCCCAATGAAATCCCTTCATAGGGGCTCCCTCACGCGACGGTTGCGGGGGATGTTCCAGGCATCAATACACGCCAGCACTTCTGTCGCATCGCGCGCCACGCCAGCGCGGCCGCCGGCTGCCAGGACGGCTGCAATGACTGACCGCTGCGCATCTGACAGCACGCCGTCTTCGGCTTTAATCTCGCAGACGTGGGCAAGGCCACGGTACAGCAGGAACAGGTCAGGCACGCCGGCAACAATGCCGCGCCCGATCCGCACGCCGGGGACTTCGCCGGCATAATTTGCATGATCAATGCTGAACCAGCAGACGCCGAACCGGCTGACCTTTCCAGGCGGCGCGAGTTCGATTGTAAGTGTAGAGGCAATCTGTCGCTGGAGCGGATGTTCGCGGACGACAGGCGCGGTCAGCCTGAAGGTTGACCGCTTCATCCACCTAGCTCGCCTGCTGACGTATGACCTTTTTAGCCTGGACAGTGGCGCGCGGCGGGCTGCGTTCCGGCAGAAGCAAGACTTGCCCGACTGCCTGCTTGCCGTGGCGCGGATGTCCTGCGGCAAGCTGCGCCATGGTCAGGCGGATGCCCAAATCATCCGCGAGTGCGATCAGGCTGGCATAATACCCGGATGGAATGCCGAACGTGGCCCAGCGTGACACGCTGGTGCGATGCAGGCCGAGACGTTCCCCCACGTAGGTATTCCCGCCCAGGCGTTGGATGATGGCGGCGTGATCCATCGGCCGACGCTACTGCGGTTCACGTTCTCCTGACAAGTCTGTGATGGTAGTTTTACGCTGCAATCACAGTTGGCGGGGTTTTTATACTTGCTGACGCCCAGGCACAACCACAGAGTACTAGGCGCAGTGCTTTGTATATACGAAATCTGCATTAAAAATCGCTATTGCCCTGCATGCAGTCCTACGCTACGTTTTTCCCTGACGAGAAATCTGCCAGTTGACAGATCGGCCAGCGCATCACGACCAGGAGGTGCGAGTGAGCGAACGTGCGCCAGGACCATCGACCATCGAGCGGTGCATTGCAGCATATCAGCGCGTCAGGGCATTGCTGGAAGCCGATCCGAATATTGAGATGGACGAGCAGGCGATTAAGACCGCGCTTGATGCTGATCCTTCAGTTGTGCAACCGGATGAATTGCTGCGGCGCATTGTCGCGGCGATCGTGTTCTCGGAAGCACGCGAAGCAGAGTCCAAGACCATCGCAGCATCCATGACGGCACGCCAGCAACGCTATGGGCTACGGTCTTCCTGGCTGCGCGAACTGCTGTTCGATGTCATGGCTGCCTTGGAACGCCGCAGCTTCGCCGCGCCGCTGGCAATGGTCAGCATCCGTGCCGGCAAGGCGAGCGTGGTCATCACCGACGAGCAGGCGTTACCGGATGCATACATACGAACGAAGCGGGAACCTGACCGGGTGGCCCTGCTGGCAGACTTGATGCAAGGGGAGATCATACCGGGCGCTGTTCTGTCCAATCCTGTGCCTGTTGTGGCTCTAATCAAACCGAAACCGAAACTTGAAAGGGAATTGTTGGATGGCCGCTGAGAATACCGCCATGTCCATTAGGCTCGCGCATCGGTTCGCCGAGGTCCTGCGAGAGTCTGGCATGCCAGGACCTGACGGCTGCGCCACGCTGGCGCTTTGCTATGGAATTTGGATCGAGGCCCAGGAACGGGCCGACGCCGGCCACTGCATCGACATGATGGAAGCCGGCAAGCAGCACGCATTGGAAGCCTACCAACGATTGCGCGCCTACCGGCTGATCGACAACCAACTGGACGCGGGGATCTGACATGGCACGCGAAGCACAAGCATTGACGGTTGCGCCGCGCTACCAGAAGCCACCCGGCTTCAGCGGAACAGACATCGCATGGCGTGCCCTCTGCGAATGCTATCCAAACGCCGAGACGCCCGAGGTCGTCATGGCTGTGATGGAATACTGCGCGGTGCGCCGGCTCGATCCTTACAAGCGGCCAGTCCATGTCGTGCCGATGTGGAACAGCCGACTTCGCCGCAAGGTGCAGGTTGTCATGCAAGGCATCAACGAGGTTGAGATAACCGCCGCACGCACACAGAAGTGGGCCGGCATGGACCTGCCAGTGTGGGGGCCTGACATCGAGCACACTTTCCGAGGCAGCTTCGAGAACGATGACGGCAGCGTGCGTGAAACCAGCATCACCATGCGCTTTCCGGCTTGGTGTGCTGTCACGGTCTACAGGATCGTTGCCGGCGAGCGCCGTGCATTCACCGAACAGTTGCATTGGATGGAATGCTACGGGCGCGCCGGCTTCCGCAGCGAATTGCCGAACGAACGATGGACCAAGGCCCCGCGCCAGATGCTGCATAAGTGCGTCAAGTCTGCCGTTCTGCGTGCTGCCTTCCCCGAGGAAGGTCTGGACTACACCGCCGAGGAAATGGAAGGCCGAGAGACTGAGGCCGGCGGCGTCATCATCGACGGCAAGGCTGAACAGCCGGCAGACCAGACGGCGCAGGACAGGCTGGCCGATCAGGCATACGGCAGGACCGAGCAGGACGAGGCTCCAGCCGGTCCTGATCCTCTCCAGGAACAGAACGGCACCAAGTGGCTCGCGAACCTCCAGGACCTGCTGAAGCGGGCAGAGAGTGCCGCAGCCGTTGCCGACATTGGCGGACATCCAGCCGTGCGCCGCGTACTGCGGGAAGCGCCGACGACGTACCGCGCCCTGGTCAATGATGCCTTGCGAGACGCCCACCAGCGGCTGGCAGTCCAGGAAGATGACGACGGGCTGTCCGACCTGCTGGCCGAGGTTGAGGCGATGGACCTGTACAGCCTGACGAACCTTCACACCAATGCGCAATGGGTGGCCAGGATACGCAAGCTGATCCCGCCAGACGCAGACCGGCTGGACGAAGCAATCGAGGCACGCAAAGCAGCATTGAGGGGGAACGGTCAATGAAGCCTAACGACAACGAGATGGCGGTACTGGGAAGGGGCATTCGTGACCTTGCCAGTCTCGCGCCACCGGCACGCCGGCGTGTCCTGGCATATTGGTGCGCGCGTGTTGATTCACTGCCAGTCATAGCCGCTGTGGGAGGGGGAACGGAAGACGACGAACAGGATTTGCCGATGATGCCATTGTTGCAAGGAGCCAAGACAGATGGCGCGACCGAAAATAACCGGGGCAGCGATACTACAGCGGGCGGTGCCGCCGCCGCAGGTCCTGCTGTCTAACTCGGTTGACGAAGACGACCGGCTGCTGGATGTCAAAACGCTGGTCGCGATGCTGAGTTGTTCCGAGTCATTGATTTACCGGATGATCCGCGATGGTGAATTTCCGGCGCCCATCAGGCTTGGCAAGCTGACGCGGTGGCGGCTGCGGGACTACCGCAAGTGGATGGCTCGTTCCATCAAAAAGGGGATGTGACATGGGCGACGACCTGTTGCCGGTTGATCTGCAAGACATGATCATCGAGGCAAAGCAGGAAGCGCGCATGAAGCGGGACGTATACGGTCGAATGTGTAAGCAAGGCACGATGAACCGGCGGCGCGCTGACCGAAAAATCGACGTGCAGGATGCAATCGTCAAATTGCTGGAGGGGATCAGAGATGGCAGACCGCTGGACGAACTCATTGCGCAGCGACGGGCTGAAGGTCATGCGGACCTGTGAGAATACGTGGCTGATCATGCCGCGCAGTGAAGGCTTGCCAGTGGCCGAATGCCCCTGCTGCTTTAAGCCATTCGCCACGCAGAAGGCAGCGATACACGCTGCTGACATCCTGTTCCCTGAACTCGGTGAACCGGCATGACCAATATCAGCGACGGCGCGCAAAGCGGCACGGCTGGACTCAATGCATTGTTCGATGCCTTCAGGCAGCAGGACAGGACCGAAGACCTGCTGATCACTGCAACGGCAGGCGATACGCCAGACCTGAAGCATGAGGTCCTGATGATCCGCATCGGGGATGCCAAGTTCCTGACCAGCGAGAAGCAGGCAATCAGTCTTGCACGCGCGATCATGCTGCAAGCTCCCCGGATGGGTTCCGTCCAGGATGCAATGATCCTTGGCGAGTTCGCCGGAGCATTGGTGTCAGCCGTTGACGCCATCCGGGCAGCCAAGCGTCAGACCAAGGTGCATTGATGATCCCTCGCTGTCGATGCGGACGGAAGGCAATCGCCGTCTCGCCCGGTAGCGAGGCGATCTATGCCCCTGGTCATATCCTGGTCACACGCGCCAAGCCTGCCAAGGCATGGTGCAAGCTGCACTGGCTTCCGCCGCCCCGCACCTCAGCACCGCGCTACGCATCTCGTCTCACCGCGCCGCAACGCCTCGCAACGCCCTGCATCACCTCACAACGCCCCGCTGCGCTGCACGACACCACGCATCGCTGCGCCACGCTTCGCTCCGCCCCGCAACTCGGCTCGACTCCCCGCAACGCAACGCCTGAAAGGAAAGTAAGATGAAACTGTGCAAGGTCCACATCGAAGGCATCCCTGGCTCGCCATACTCACAGTCGGCGCAGCACGAGGAACCAAAGCTGGAACGTGAGTCGCATGACGACTACGACGAGCGCACTTGGCGCAGTAAATGCACAACCAATGACAAGGGACAGGTCTGCATTCCGGCCATGGCATTGAAGCAGGCTATCGATCTTGCAGCGCAGAAGCTGGGCGAGAAGATCGCAGGCAGGCGCGGTGCAACCTACAAGACGTTTTTCACCAGCGGCGTTATCTGCAATGGCGATGTGCCGATTGCCAATGGCAAGCCATTGACGCCCAAGGATGCTGCGATGGTGAAGATCAATGCCAACAGCGACGGCGTGCGCGGATCAGGTAAGCGGGTAAAGCGCCGCTTTCCGGTCTTCGACAAGTGGCATGGCATTGCCGAGTTCACCATTGTCGATGACATCGTGACGACAGAAGTGTTCGAGCACCACCTGAAGTCTGCCGGCATGATCTGCGGCATCGGACGGTATCGACCTGCAAACGGCGGCAGCAATGGTCGCTTCCGCGTCACCAAGGTCGAATGGCAGGACATGAGCATGTAAAAGGTTTCCGCCGCCGCGCCGCGCTCTGCAACGCTCCACTCCGCATCGCGTCTCGCCGCGTCGCCGCGCTTCGCATCGCTTCGCTCCGAGTCTTGGCGCACCGCGCCGCATCGCCCCGCTCCGCATCGCCGTGCCTCGCATCGCAACGCAATGGTTTCAGAAGGAACGAACTATGAAGGCTTATGAACGGTCGGAAGTGACCAGCAGTCTTGTCCGGTATCTGTCGCAGCATGATAAGGGGACGCGCATCCCCTATGATGAACTGACCAAGGTGGCCGGCATCAGCGTGACATCACGCACGACCTATTTGACATCGGCCCGCAAGATACTGGAGCGTGACCACGCCCAGGTGTGGATATGCATCATGCCGAAGGTCTGTATATACCGGCTGAATGATCCCGAGATTGCAGACCGGCAACGCAATTGGTTCCTATACGGTGCAAGGAATAAGCTGGTGGCAGGATCACGACAGGCCGATGTCGTTGAACTGGACAACCTGGACCTGACGCAACAGGCACGCTTCGCAACTGACAGCATCATCCGCGAGATTGCCGGCGAAGCCTTGGCACGCGCGACCAGACGGAAGGTCGAGAAGGTTGCGCGCGGCTCATCCAATGATCTGCCGTCATTCAATGCTGTCGAATGGATGATCAGCCTATCGCCACGAAGGGCTGCCAAATGAACCACGACGCCGCGCCTCGCGACGCCACGCTGCACTTCGCGCCTCGTCGCAACGTTTCGCAGCGCAACGCTTCTCCCCGCTGCGCAACGCCCCGCCCCGCTACGCTACGTTCCTCGGCGCAGCACTTCTCTCCGCATCGCCCCGCGCCGCATCGCAACTCCTCGCGCCGCGTCGCACCTCGTCGCAACGCTACGCCGCACCCCGCAACGCATCGCCTGGGAGGAAGCCATGACTGATCGTGTATCAGGTGGCGTCGGTTCCAACATCAAGCAGCCATCCGATACGCCGCAGGCAGACCGGGTGGAACAGGACGAATTCGCCCTTCTGGCCAATGAATACCGCTCGCGAGCCGCCCGGTTTCGCGAAAGCGCCGATGCCTTCCGGCTGACTGGCCGGCCATCCCTTGCCATCAGATACGAGACACGCGCCTGGGTCGCTGCGCAGGCTGGACTCTTCTGTGAACAGAAGCTGGAGGAAATACGACGTGAGCGTGAAGCAGGTTGAATTCGCCCTGGCGCATCCGGTCTTCGATCCACAACGTCAGATCGTGGCCGGTCATTACTGGTGGATCGGTAGTTCCAGTATCAGCGCATGCCTAAGTTGTAACATCGGAATGGAATGAACGCGCTACGCTGGTGGACGCCCGCTATGGCAACTGTCGCTAAGTCATCAGCGGCGCGGCAAGCCGGCCCCAGTGCTCAGTTGGAGCCTGAAGATGCATCGCGAGATTGAAGCTGCACGAGATCGGATATTCGCCCGCTGCGGGACGGATGAACCGCTTTACGAGTCAGGTCCTGATGAATGGCCGCTGGGCCATATGCCGGTCACGCGGCAATGGCGCAAGCCGTTGACCATCACTGAAGTGGCGCGCATGGCCCCTACGGTTGAAGTACGCGCACGACAGGGCAGACCGTGAAAGGTCTGCCCATACGTTGCGTTGCGTCGAGGGGCGTGGCGCTGAGACGCGTTGCGAAGCGATGCGGGGCGCTGCGGAGAGTGGCGGCGCGTCGCGGGGCGCGGCGATGCGTGGCAGGGCGCGGCGTTGGTAGCGGCATGATGCAACCACTGCATCATCCATCAGTCAAGGGAGGGTTAATCAATGGCGACGGCGCAATACTGGATGGCAGAAGCAACCGGCGTGCTGCGTCCTGTCTTGGCTGCCTATTTCAACAACGAAGACCTGTCGGTGTATCAGATCGCAGTCATGCGGGCTTACCTGTCGCAATGGATCATGGACCCCAGGTGGGCAGATACCGCGAACCTTGGCTTGTTGCGGTCCACCGTGCCCTACCTGAAGACACGCCAGGATTTGGACCGCTGGATCGATACGGCATTGGAAGACGGCATCGAGCCGCTTTGACCTGGGGTTAAATTCCCATTCCCTTATGAGAACCATCTGTGGCATATGACCGGGCCGGCTTGCCGGTCCCGTTGCCACGGCGGGCCCCTCGTGGCGTTTCCAGGAGTCCACGATGATCAAGTCCGCTCTATTCACGAGTGCCGCTCTGGCCGTGTCCATCCTTGCTGCGCCTGCGGTCACGCTGGCAGCCAGTGTAGACGGCACTTCCTCGAATGAGACAAGCACCACAACGGCTTCTGAAAGCAGCAATTCGGGGAGCTTCGGCACCGGCACTGACAAGGCCGGCGCAACGGTGACGGCAACCAACATGGCGTTCGACCACAGCTTGGCGAACATCGTGGGGGCCAAGGATACGACCGACACGAACGGCGGCGACCAAGGCACCATCACTGGCAGCAGCTTCAGCATGGGGACCGGCTTCAACTTCGGCTCTTCCAAGCAGACCGGCACCAGCACTGGCAGCGATACCGGCCACGCCTTCACCTTCCACAAGTAACGCTTCGCAATACTAGGCGGGGGGCGAATAGCCTCCCGCCTGTTCCTTGGGGGTATCATCCATGCGTCATGTCATCCTGGCCGGTCTGATCCTGCTGGCAGCGCCGGCCATGGCGCAGACCGTCAACGACACGTCAGGCAGCAACAGCGGCAGCACGTCGACGGCTGGCAGCCAGTCGACCAACACCAACCACCTGACCAATGTGGGCAATCAGTCTGCAACCGGGGCCATTGCCGGAACGCAGGTCAACGCGCCGATCAGCTCCAGGTCTGGGTCGCGGTCTGGATCGGCCTCGACGTCAGGTTCCACCTCGAGCGCGCAGTCAGGCACCTCGACGGTCAGCGTCGGCCCGCAGCGGACCAGCAGCAGCGTCAAGGTGGTGAACGTCACCGGATACGGCAGCGGGACCAATGGCACGAATGGCACGAATGCGACTGATCCGGCTGGAGCCAATGGCACGAACGGGGCGAATTCGGCTGATCCACCGGCACTTGGTTCAGCAGGCAATCCGCTCACCGAGAACATCGGCGGGACCACGACCTTGCGGAACACGCCGGAAATCATCGCGCCCAACATCAGCGGCGGCAATCCTTGCCTCGTCGGGATCAGCGGCGGTGGTGCCGGTCCAGGCATCGGCATCACCTTGGGCATCGGCTACTCGGACAAAGGATGCGAGCGCCGGAATAGTGCAGCGTTGCTGTCCAATATTGGCCAGCGTGACGTGGCAATCGAACTGATGTGTGACGACCAAGCCGTGCGCGAAGCCATGGCACGCAGCGGACATCCATGCGCGGCTGATCGTGCCGTCGCCGCGCCGGTTGCTGCGGTTGATCCTGCTGTCGTGCGCAGGCAGCAGGACGCCGCCACGCCGGTCCAGGTTGCTACCAAGCCTGCCAGACCTGATTGGTGTCAGACGGCCTCTGCCGCAGAGCTACGCACGCATCCGGCTTGCGATTGACGACACACGGATCAGCCGGCCAGGATACCTGATGCAACCATTGCATCAGAGGAATTGCCCATGTCGGTCCGTGTCCCGCCGCTCGACTACCGCATCACCGATCCCGCGCAACGCGCTGCTTGGGACCTACTGGGCGTTCTGATCACCACCGCTCGCGCACAGATGGGCGACGACGCAGCGTTCTCGGTCATTCTATCCCGCGTGACGCGCGAGCTTCGGCGCGTCGTTGGACCTGATGAAGCTGCGGCCATCCTGAACGGTCTGGCCGATACCCAGCACGAAGCCGCCAAGGCCGATCTACCATGACGGCGAACTACCGGCTGACTGACGGCGAGCGGACAAGCCTGCTGCTTGCCGCGCTCTGCGCTTGTCCTGCCCTGAATCCACCGGCTGACCTGATCAACGCCATCGCCAAGCTGGAAGGCGTCGATACCGTCGTGACTGCCTGTCGTGCATACCCGCCGAGGATGGTGATGACGGATGACTGAGCCGCGAATGGTCGGCAACAGGCCGACGCCAGGACAGAAGATCACCGAGCTTCATTGCTGGGTAGCGACCTATGCTGACGGAACGGAAGGCATCCTCGCAGGCGGCATTAAGGGACTCGGCATTGTCACGCTGATGAGTTCCAAGCGCAGCCACGCCGAGAAGATGGCAGGGGCCGCACGCGAGGCGCAGCAGTTGACGAACAACCGGACCATCCATCGCGTCGTCAACGTGCGGCTCGTGACCTTCACGACAACGGAAGGCACGCGGCAATGACGGTGGTATATGCCTTGCGGCTTGCGGACCTGTCCTGGCTGCGGCTGCGGCTGCAACCGCCTGAAGTCGTGCGGGCGTGTTCCAGGTGCGGCGAAACGGTCGGCATCCTTCCGGCAGGTCAGCAGGACCTGCATGCTGATCCGGCTGCGATCATCGTCTGCTCGCGTTGCATCACGGCAGACGAGAAGCAGCGGGCATCGGCCAGGACCTATGAACTCGGCGCGGCATTCCGGCGCATGTGGTGGAACCTTCAACGATGATCTTCGTCAAGGTCCTGGTCGGCTGGCTGATGCTGTCCTTCCTGGCGTTGATCTTCTGGCAATGGTTGCTCGCCAAGCGGGACCGCGACTGGCGGAACAGCAGGCGGCGGTGGTGATCTTCTGGCTGCTGGTCAGCCTGTCAGTGGTCCTGGTCGTCCATCTGATCCGGCATGGCCGGCTGTGATCTTCTGGCTGATCCTGGCTGGCTGGGCCGGCTGGCTGATCCTGGCCGGCTGGCTTGTCTGGATGCTGCGACGGTGACGAAATCCCCAGGATGCAAGCCATGCATCAGACGGTCAGCAGACCTGCCAACCTTATATCAGACCTTATATACTGCGGGCCGATCTTCGGCCTAACACGCTGAGTCCGTTGGGCTATTCCCGGATTTCTGCGTTATTCACCACAACGCCGGCGCTTCTGCGCATGGTATTGCCTGACCGTCTAGGGCATTGAAAACCCACATTTAACGCCGTAAAGAATGCACCGGGGCATGCCTCGGCCTGCCTGCACACCTGATTGACCTTATACGACCCTTATACGACCACCCACCAAGGAGCCTAGACCATGACTGACCAGACCATGACTGATCGCTTCGTTGATGATGTCCTGTCCTGCCTGCGGGGGACCTATCAGGCAGAAGACGGCAAGCTGTTTCAGGGGGCATCAATCAGCTTCCTGCTCAGTGAGATGCATGACAAGCGGTGGACCGGACTCGGCAACTTGAATGACTTCGAGAACCTGCTGGAACAGCAAGGCTTCGTGGTCCGTCAAGGCAAGCCGGGGCGTTGGTATCGGACCGGCTGGAAATATGCCGGTCATGCCCGCGTCGTGACTGTCTGACGTGCCTGCAACCTTCAACAATCCCACCAAGGAAACCATGACCATGACCAAGTTTTACCAAGCTACAGACGGCAAGATCACCGTGTTTCGGGCAACTGCCTCGGGCCGTGCCTACCAGTCAGCCCTGAAGCTGCGGAACGGCGTCAGCTTCAGTGCCACCCCGGCAAACCTGATGGAAGGGGCAATGCCAGCCGTGGAAATCACCAAGGGTGAGTATGATGCCCTGGTGGCTCTGAAGGCAGAACGGCTGAGGGCTTCTGGCACCAAGGGATACACCAAGCCGTCAGATAGCTGGGTCTTCAATGCCAGCCTGCCGGCAACTGAGAAGCAACTGAAGGGGGCAGCCGCCAACCTGTCGGCGGTGATCAACAAGCCCTTTCGGGACGTTGCCAAGGCTGCCAAGGTCCTGACCGGCGCTCGCGGTCGCGTCCAGGCTGCCAAGGCGGCTGCGGCTGCCAAGCCGGCTGTGCTGCCCCTGACCGCTGCCGAGAAGGCTGCCAGCAAGGCACGGAAGACCTATGCCAAGCTGACCGCCAAGGCCGAGAAGGTTGCGGCCAAGGCTGCCAAGGTCAACGGCAAGCCGGCACCCCGCGAAGGGTCCTTCCAGGCTGCCATGGTGAAGGTGCTGGTCAGGCCGCAGGGTGCGACCCGGCCCGAGATGCAGAAGGCAGCCGGATCGAAGACCATGCCGAACGCCCACTTCCTGAACTTGATGGCGGATCGGTTCGGCTACGAGTGCTACGCCGACAAGGCCGACCGGTCGGATGTCCTGGTCTACCAGTTCGTCCTGCCCGGTGCGAAGCCGACCGCCTATGGGGAGGAAGGCTGATCAGGACTGGCCGGAAGACCTGGACCAAAACACGAACGGCGCGACCCCGGCCAGGGCGCGCCGTTCTTTTCATTCCCACTACCCACCAAGGATTGCCGAAATGAAGACCATCACCACAGCAGTTTCTGCCATCGAGCGCAAGGTTCGTGACTCGCTGGCATTGTTGCAGGAAGTGCCGGCTCCCGTCTTGCGGTTGCCGGTCATATCGCATGAAGACGTTCTGCACATTCTGGATTGCGAAATGCCGGCATCGTGCGAAACTTGCATCAGGAGGGCCGCGCGATGAGCAAAGGATCAGACGTTAACCTGCGTGCCAGGAACGCCAAGGCACCGTCCAGAGTGTCCTTCAACGACTACTGCGGCGGACTGTTCCTGAACACCAGCAAGGCCGGAACCAAGTCATGGCGTGTCGGCTATTTCTTCAACCGGCAATTCCGCATGGCGGTGCTCGGCTACTATCCCGAGATGACGCCAAGCGAAGCCAGGACCGCACGGCTGGACATCCGCGCCAAGGTCAGCGCGGGCGTCGATCCTGTCCTGGCGCAACGGGTCCAGAAGGCAGCCACGATGGCCAAGCAGGGCAACACGGTGAAGCTGGTAGCGGCTGACTGGCTGGCATGGGGCAAGTCGAAAGGCGGCGGCGGCTGGTCGGACAACTACACGCCCCAGGTTGAACGCCGGCTGGCAAAGCATGTCTTCCCGAAGATTGGCGACCTGCCGGTTGCCATGGTCACCGAACAGGACATCAAGGGAGTCATTGACCGGCTGGAAAAGGAACTCGATCAGCATGCGCAGGCGGTCCATGTCAGGCAGCACCTGCAATGCCTGTTCGACTACGCACGCGACCACAAGTTCGTTCCCGAGAACATTGTCAGGACCATCGGTCGTTGGCTGCCGCAACGGAAGCGCGGCGACGTGCGTGAAAAGAAACAGCCGCGCGTCGGGACCATCGAGGAAGCAAGGCAGGTCTTGCAAGCCATGGAGGCCGCGACTGCAAGCCCCTTCCTGAAGCTCGCGCATCGGCTGATTGCCTTAACAGCGGTTCGCAAGATGGAAGCGGTGGACGCGACCTGGAGCGAGTTTGACGAGGCAATGAAGACCTGGACCATACCGGGCGAACGGATGAAGGGCCGGCGCGGACACAAGGAGGACCATGTGATCCCGCTGACCTTCCAGGCATTGCAGGTCTTCCAGGCGGCTCGCGCCCTGGCTGACGTTCAAGGCATCAAATCGGAAAGGGTTTTTCCGGTCATGAATCGCACGTCGCTCAACGACATGATGGAACGGGTCCTTCCCCGCATCGGTCTTGACGGCAAGCATACTCTCCACGGGTGGCGTGGAACCTTCTCGACAATCCAGAACACGGAGGACCCTGGAGCCGAGATGCTGATCGAAGTGATGCTGGCGCATCGAACCAAGTCATATGTCGCCAGTCGCTATGACGACTCGAAACACCTTGCAGCGCGGCTGGAGATCGCGCGCAAGTGGGCTGACAAGTTACTCGACGGCATGCCTTCAGCCTTCCAGGTTGCCGGCATCAAGCAGCAAGGCAACGTCGTGCCATTCCGGCAGGTTGCCTGAAACACAGAAAGGACACGGTGCTTAAAATGTGGATCAAGAATGACATGCAGCAAGCCATCGAAAAGGTTGCTCGCATCTTCTACGTCGACTCGTCGATGACGAAAGCCTGGAACGAGCACAGGAAGGAAGGCGAGCCGCGCCTGATGACTGGCTGGTGCTGGGAAGCCAAGACTGGCGGACGGCATCAGGCAGGCTTTAAGACGCCGACAGTCGCATACATCGACTGCTGGTATCACCTCGTCGCTGAAGCTGAACCGCCAAAGATCAGCCGCAGCCGCGCCAGACTCAACGTCGTTTCAGATAGGAAGGCCGCATAAATGCCTGAAGCAACCCCGGCCCAGATTGCTTCGCTTGGTCATGTCGCTGCACTGCTACGCCGCGAACTGGAAAAGCGGGAGTGGTCTGTCGCCGACTTCCATCGTGCCATTGGCGAGGATGTCAAAAGCACGCGCGCCTATGCCTGGATGAATTGCCGCTCCAGGATCACGGATCAATACCGTCCGAAGATCGCCAAGGCCCTTGGCGTGAAGGAGTCAGACCTGATGCCGCGCGAGCTTACCCAGGCAGTCATCACCGCGCCGGTATCTGAAGCCAAGCTGCGGGCCGTCCAGGTAGCGTCAAGCATGCCGGCACGCACGCTGGCACCGAGCGGCGATGTCCTGGCGTTCAACGTCAATGCAGACGGCAATGCGCGGCTGCGCCTGGATGTCACGCTACCGCTGGAGCAGGGGAGCAAGGTCCTGCGGCTGCTGCTGGACCACATCAGCCTATCTGCAACGGCTGGAGATGAAGCATGAGCGCGACGTCGCCTCTCCCCACGGCTGAACAGGTCCAGCGTGCGAAATGGGACCTGCTGCTGACTGACCTGGAATACCGAGCCGAACAGGTCCGCCAGATCAAAGCGACGCCGGCCAGGATCGAGGTGCTGAAACTGGCGCTAACCGCCATCACGTCTGCCGTTGCATTGATTGGCGGCATAGCTGGCGGGACGGTCTGGCTGCTGCACGCCATCGGCTATCTTCACTGAACCTGCAAGACTGACTGCCAGGGGGCGGGGAGCAATCCTTGCCCCCTTTTTTATTCTCGCGGCTGGCGCGGCTGGCCCATGACGATGGCGACCAGCACGGGGATGGTTTCCGCCAGGAATTCGCGGAAGACCATCGGCCATGGCCGGTCCAGGCATTCGGGGATGATCCAGATCGCGCAGCGGATTGCCGTCACGCCAGCCGCGAGGCACGGCACCACGATCAGGATTGCCAGCAACACCATCGCCCATCGGGCAGGATCGAACGGCGGTCTAGGCGGTGGGGGCGGGGTCGGCGGTGACGATGACATGATACGCATCACCATCATTGACCGGCTGACCCTTGCCGGCGCGGTAGCGGATCACCCGCTGCTGGACAGGATGCCCCAGCCACTGATCGTAGACCAGCAAGCCGTCGCTATGCCGCGCGATCAGGATGGCAGCATGGGACCTGCCGTCTGTGTGGTTGCCGTAGCGGTCGTCGGCGTCGTTGAAGGTCGCAATGGCCAGACCTGCCTGCGAGGCGTCCATGGTCCTGACCTTCTGGCCACGCCGCCAGCCTGACGTGTGGGGCGCGCCGGATGCCTGACGGACGAAGGCCACGCAATGGCCGTCGCCCACGACCTGGAAGATGAAGGCTTCGGGCCGGCTTGCCGTCCAGATCATGGCCGGGTCCTGGCAGCGCCTGGAGGCCGGCTGGAGCCGTCCAGGTCCAGGTATGGCCGGCCAGGACCTGGAAGCCCTGGAGCGCAGCCGGAGGCCGGCCAGGACCCCGATTCGATCATGCCGCGTCGTCCCGCTCCAGGCTTTCCCGCAGGATGGCTTCCTGGACCAGCCGCAGGCGGGCCCGAGCGATCCGTCTGGTCTGCCAGATCGCCTCGACCCTGGTGCGGTCATTCCTGGCCACGCCTGCCTGATCAACGGCTGCCAGCAGGTCCAGCAGGTCTGACCGCTGCATGGCCGGCAGGCTATGCCACCAGCCGGGAACCTGACCCATCTTGCTCATGCCCGAGCACCTTCCAGGACATCCAGCCGACCGGCGATTTCCTTTATCGCGTTCAGGCAGGCATAGAAGATCGTATTCGCCTCCACTGCCAAGACCTCGGTGGGCACCTCGTTGGGGTCATTGGTCAGGTAGCGTTTCATGGGCACCACCGCTTCCGGCAGGACTGCTTGCACATCCTGCGCCGTCACGCCGTAGTGCGGAACTCCCGGCGGGCCGAGCTTTGATTCCTCGGTGAACTCGTAGCTTATCGGATTGATCTGCAAGACCACCGCGAGTCCTGGCGTCCACGCTGCGCTGTTGGTCTTCAGGCTCGCGTCGGATGGTCCTGGATATGCCGTCGCAATGCACGCCCCGGCTTGCGTGGTATTACCATTGATGTCGCAGCACCATGCGCCGCCACCGTCAGGATAGGACTGTGTATTGTATGAGAGAACGGCACCCCACCCATTGATGCCGAGTTGCTGGTATTGCGGATAGGTCCCCATGAACCGGAATGCGGCATGATCGGGCGTGCAGAAAAGATTGCCCGGTCCATTGGTGCCCTGCGCACCGGAAAACGAGACAGCCTGATGCACCGTTATATTGCCAGCAATGGCCATGAAGCCCGTATAGTCGATGGTCATTGCGGTGCCGTTGTTCGCCACGTAAGACAGCATGCCATCTGACGTGCGCCATATGAACGCATATCCACCCTGGAAGTTTAGGACGTTCTGCGATCCATCACCGTTCAGGTAGAAAGCCGGCGCGAGCGGATACGAGGCATAGATTGGCCCGCTCGACATGATCTGCGCGCCGTTGATGCTGCCGGATGCACCGATGGCCGCTGCATTGATGGTGCCGCTTGCGGCAATTGTATTGACGTTTAGCTGACCGGCTGGCGTCAGCCACATCAGTTGCCCAATTGCGCCGCCGTTGCCGTCAGCACTCCCCCAGCCGAGGTTGCTGCTAGGATCAGACCACATGCCCCAGGCAACGCCGCGCGTCGTATCGTAGACCGTCACGCTTGGATAGCTGGGACCATGGGAGATGATCCGGCCATTGAGCGACACCACCGTTGTGGTGCCAGTCAGCGCGCCAAACGATGTCAGACCGCCAGCATTCGCACCGATCCATGCGGCGATCGAATTACCATTGCCGTCAGCCTGCCCGAGATAGATCGTCCCGTTTGGATCGATCCACATACCAGCACCATGGGCGGCATCGGCCAGCGTGACGGATGGCTGGCTTGCAGTTTGGCTGATGATCCTGCCGGTATTGGATGTCAGCTTCGGCGTGATCAGCGGGCCGGTCATCGTGTCGCCCGCTTTGAGCACGAACATGTCCAGATTGACGCCAGTTACCCCTTCGATCATGGCGTGAATGGCTTGCAGCAACTGCGAGTCGTTCTGCTTGTCAGGCACCAGCCCGCCTGCAAGCACGACGTTCAGGATTTCGGCCTGGATGGTGTTCGCCCAGTCAAAATCGACAATAGTTGCCAGCAGGTCAGGCGGCGCGCCCTTCTGGAACCACCCAGGACTGCCGACCGGCTGCGCTATGGGCTTGGCGGTGACTGCCCACGGATTATCAATCTGGTGCATGGGTGGCGTCCCCGTTGGGTCGTGCCGGCATCAGTGGCGGCTGCTGCATTGGCTGCTGTGCGCGTGCCTGTTCACCGATCTTCTGAATCAGCGGCGCGACCACGCGATAGGGTGCTTCAATCAGCAGACTCAGCAACTGCTGCAATTCCTGGCTGGTCAGAGACAGATTCACTTGGTCTGGAAGTTGGTTCATGTGGTTCGACTCCTGGTGAATAAATCCAGATGATCTGCGTATGCGCCGGCTTGATCGTCTCGAACATGCAGACGATCACCTGGGCGTCAGCCGGATCAGTGCCAGGGGGAAAGGTGACAACCCACCACCATGCGGCATCCTCGTTCCATATGCGGTCGCCTACGCGGTTGCGGTCAGTGCGGAACGGCGCAAGTTCCTCGATGGTGATGGTGATGCCGGCTGCTTCAGCAAGCCGCAGGAAATACGCCACCGACGAGCCGCCGCGTGCCACGAACTTTGCGCAGACCGCAGCCTGTCTGGCTTCAATGGTATCGAGTGGACCTGTGCATGGATCAGGCAGCCCGAGCGTTGCTTCCCACTCAGGTAGCAATTCATTCGTTGAGCATGGGAACTCATCGACCAGCAGATTGTTGGCGCGTTCATGCAAGCGCACCCACGTCGGCATCAGCGTCAGCAGGTATTGCGCTTGCAGCGTGCCCCAGCCGCGATGCCAGATGCGGCCACGCGGGAGCAACCGTTGAAACTGCCGCAGGTAGTCAAAAGCGCCGTAGACAGGGGCAAGCATCAGGGCGGCGTCGGCGCTGTCAGGATGCCCATCACCGGCAACTGACCGATACCGGCTTGCACTGGACCTGCCGGCAGGGTCATCACGAAGTGCTCGATGTTCGGCGTGGCAAGGATGGCTTCGTAAAGGTCTGATGGGTAGATCGTGCCGCCTGCCTCGGCAGTCATCAGGAACA